GAACTCCCAGTGGCTTGAGCTACTGAGTTACCGACGGTTGGTGCAATGTTAGCCGCGGCTGAACTTAGGATAGCAGTGGTAGCGGTTTTAGTGAGATCACCACCTGATTGAACAAATGCGGTCGCGGTGTTTAATGCGGGGAGTAATTCAGGGGCTACGATCGACACCCCAACCGTCAAGGCGCTTTGAATTGCAGTATTTAGTAGTGTCGGTTGATCAGGTGCGGCTTTGGTAGCTAAGTAAACATTATTGGGTGTAACCGCATTGAGTGACCCGTCAGGGTTTCCCGAGGCCACAGCGGAAACATACCCACCGGGTATTGGAATATTAATCTGTACATTGCCCGACGGCGTGGTTTGGATGTATTCATACCCGCTGAGAGCTTGACCAGTAGTACTGTCCATTAATCCGTAACCACCATCGGCATCATAAGTTAAGACGGCAGTGCCTTTAGCTAGAGCATCCACCAATGCAGGTGCACTAGTAGCTAAATTTTGGATTTGATCGGTGGTCGCAGTACCTACTGCTTTTCCCGTAGCGCCCCCGGTATTACTCGATGTAAACGCCAATTGTTCGGGTTGAGCAGGAGCAGGAGTAGGCGCAGGAGTTGGTGCAGGAGTAGGCGCAGGAGTAGGCGCAGGAGTTGGTGCAGGAGTAGGCGCAGGNGTNGGNGCAGGNGTTGGTGCAGGAGTAGGCGCAGGCGTTGGTGCAGGCGTTGGTGCAGGCTCGGGAGGCGCTAAAGCCGTTTCAATGCGCGCCGCTACTTGCTCGACCGGCACACTTGTAACTGCGGCAATCTGGGCCGCACTCACTCCCGCCGCTTGAGCCGCTTGCGCAATTTCTGCATCCGATGCACCAGGATTTGCTTGGAACCATGCAAGAACTTCGTCGTTTGTAGCCATTATGTCGTCACCGGCTGAAATACGTTGACCAATGACGTGGCCCAATCGTCCCAATTTTCGAATGTGTAGGGATCCGGCACTGCCTCGTTACTGAAAAGACCTATAGATTTTAAGCCCACTGCCCATCCTTGCCACGTGGTGGATGCGCCGGGAATTTCAAGCGAGTTAGCGGCAAACGCCTCGCACATCAAGGACGCCCACGATTCAAACGTATGATGACGCGGATCGTAGATTAACGGAAGTACGTTACTCTGGTTATTGAATATTGTTGTACTAGGAGCTGTAGCCACGCACGTCTCCAAAGTCTGCATCCAAAATCAGTCGTCCCAGTTGGTAATTACCGCCAACTTGATTAGATGTAAAACGTAAGCGCAATTCTCGACGCTGTTCTTTCATGTCTATTTTAGTCGTGGTAGAATCGAATGTGTAAGGGCTAGAATCCGCAATAGTACCTTGTGCGTAGGGTTTACCAGTGACGACTAAAGACATGGTGCCCGTCATCACGAAATCGGGCTCGATACGTTCTAGGCGTAGCCATTTATTGTTTTCGCTCATCAGAGTTACCTGCGATGGCCCACCAGTCACGTAGCCTAGATTATTGGTTTCGAAAAAGCTAAGAATCGCTGTGGATCGACCATTTTGCACCGCGTCGGTACCAATTTCGTGTTGAAAGAGTGAAACATAATTCATCAATGAGGTAACGGTAATGTAGAATCCGCTACCACCGGCCAAGGACGCAGTCAGCACATCGCCCACTGTGTACCCATAACCGTGAGTGGTCATCGTAACCGCGGTCACCACGCCACCGGACACCACAATCGTGGCCACTGCGTAACCACCAGTACCACCAGTCATGGTTTGATTAGTGAATGTTCCGTTGGTGTAGGACGATCCCGCTGTGATCGTAAAAGCATTAACGCCGCCAACATTATTGATATTCCAACTTGCATTGATCGGGTAGTGAAACACTTGTGAAAAGAAGCCCGCAGATCTTTGTGAGCCCGCCGCTTGCCCCGCGTCGTACCATGTGGCTTCGCGAACGTTGTAGATGATGCAGTCATTGCACTCGGTAGAGCTACCGCTTGGGAAGAACCACCAAATTTCACCGTAGCGAGACACCTTGGTCGCGTACACTTTTTGGCGCTGAGCGTAGTTAAGGTTATCGAAAAAGTAATTCTGGTTCATGTCATTCGGGATTTCCTTCACCACACCGTTGTAGAGCAGGAACCGATCCGAGCCGATCCAATAATAGATACCGTCGTATTCAATGACGCATTGCGACGATAAAATAGAAGACTGGCCCGAGATGATGTCGTAGCGCCAGTAAAATGTCGAGGACACCGTACCGATAGTTACAGTGGTTGGTGTGTAGCTAACGCGAATAAGCGAATCAAGAGCCCAAAAAAGACCCGATGGTGCGTTGGATCCACCACGAACGGGAAGGCCTTTAACGATCTTGGTCGAAGCCACATTAGTGGCATTCGAATCGGTACTTACCCAATCATCAGGATTACCCGCCGCGCAGTTTTGAATAAGTCCGTTATTTCCATATACAAATATATAGGGGTGAAGCACCACCACTCCACCCGACACAGAAATGTTGTTGCTAAATGTCAAAGTCGCCGGGGTCGCTGTGGCTGTCGCCGCTACTGAAAGTACCACTGCTGTACCAACGACCGAAACCACTGTGGTGCCCGCCACGATTCCGGGGCCAGAGATCGATTGACCGGGGCCGACTAAGGTGCTAAGCGGATTGAGCACTGCGGCAGTGGATCCGCTTGTGGTATTAACTGTGGCAGTGAATACACCAATTGCGGACATCGAATATCCATTGATATCGCCAATTAGCACCGGAGTGTTAGTAGTGCTCGTCAAATCCGCTAAGTTTTGTCCGGGATGTGCAAGTAGATTCTCTTGCCCACTACCGTTAGTATTGTACTCCGCATCGAATTGCCATAAATTGTTGGCACTAGCGGTAAAATTCGAAAGTGNAAAATCGTTGATCCCAGTGCCCACGCCNNCACTGTTAATCGGCACCACTTGCATACCATCCGAGTAACCATTAAATACTTGAGTATACCCATTATTTGGGTTTACAAATATACCACGAGAGGGACCCGCCAAGTTAGGGGTGATTTCGGAATAACCAAGGATTTTACGAGGTCTGGCGCGCTGAAATCGAACCCATTGCCCGTCCACATAAGTGAACGAGTCGAATCGTGTGCCATCCCGTTGTATCCCGGGCTTAGTAATCGGGGTAAATACATTTTTGGTCATTTAAAATGTCCCGCATTCAATACCGTTGGCAGTAAGTAAAAATTTATTAACTCCCAAGATAGATATTCCCAATGTTCCGGCACCCGGACGCCAGATTCCAGTATTCGTTTCATTAGCAAAGTTAATGGCCGGCACACCCACGGAGCCATCGATTACACTCAACGATGTGGCGCCAACTTGAACTGTGTTGGCGTTGAAAAAATTAATCCCGTCGCAAACTACTGAAACCGTGGCACCGGCCGGGATAACGTATTGGTTGCCAAGTCCGGTTTGAATTTTAATAGCGAATGTACCATTGGTGGCTTGGTTCGATATAACGTAAAGGTTAACAACCGGAGGAAAGGTAACAGTAACGTTTCCGGTTAATGTTCCTACGAATTCTTGGATTAGACTTGAAGCTTGGCTTGAATTGATCGTGTACGCGCCAGAGGTAATAGGGAAAATATTAGCGGAAAACGAGTAAATATTACTTTGTCCATAACCTATAGAAACGAATTGTGAACCATCGCACACGATAAAAGAGGACTCGTCGGGTTGGTATGTCTTGTTTGACGCTCCGTCGAATAAATCACTCCCAGAAGTGCTGATCTCATAACTTCCGGTCCCATTATTTTTGAATAATACAAACCAGTTATTCCCTAGAGTGGAAGCCAAAGGGAGTGTAGCGGTACCGGCACCACTGGCCCAGACCGCGGTTTGTGCGCGATCGCCGGCCGTGAATGTATATCCATTTGTGATCGATTCTACTGGGTGCGTTTGGTTAAGCGTAGTCGAAATCGCCATTAGCCCCAGACCGGCAAGAGTCGAAGCGTCCGCACTGGATGTTCCAGTACCGAATGCAATTATACCCCAAGTACCCGCGACAGTCGAGTTGTTAGTAACATAAATGTATTCGGCTTGACCACCAACCAATGCAATGATCGTGCCACCGGCATTGTCTTTAATTGTGAATGTGTTGGACCCGAGATTTCTGATCAATGCGTCTTGCCCCACCGACACTTGATCAGCCGGGGGCATGATTACACTTAGACCACTCGTGGTGGCGGTGATCTCCATGACACGCGCGGCCACATTACTGATCCCATTGCTCCCAACGGGCCAAGTAAGTACTAAATCAGTGCCAACTGTGTACGAGGCGTAGCTCACATCCGTGGGCTGAATTACGTCCCCGGTAAATGGAGAGGTAAAGCTCATGTATCCACCGCAATAGCTTGACGATCAGCGATTCGGATTTTATCCTCATTTTGCAATACACTCATAATGGTATCGTACTGCGCTTGCCACATGGGGATTCGATCGTCGTTTTTAAGGAATGGCATCGCTTGGAGAAGCGAGCCGAACAATAGCGCTTGTGGCG